TTAAATAATAATTCGTGTTGTTCCATGATTTCTTCATCTGAATCCATCATACGATCCATTTTATCTTCTAACTTTTCTACTGTTCTTTCAAGTTTATGTACTTTATCTTCATGTACTGCTTGAATAGTTGACAGTTCAAAAGTTCTAGATAGACTCCAGCCAGCTAACGCCAACAATATGCCGACCAACATTGTCATTAATTTTTCTATCATCTAACGGGACTCCCGTATAAGGCCAGAAGAATCAACCCCATCCATAAAAATATCACAAAATACTTTTTTCTCCGGTGCCATCTCAGCATTCTTTTTACTTCCATCAAATGGCGAAGTTTCTGATTGGTATTCATTTGTCCTACCCATTATTGACACCACTCACATTCTTGTGTGTCATCAACAACAACGCCACCACTTTCATAAGTAGCATCTTCTTCTCTACCACTACATTCGCAGTTTTCACATTTACAATCGCTGTGATCCGCTTCAACGCAGTGACAAAGATGATTACATTTTTTACAGAATCTCTCAGTCATAAATCCCCTTATTACAGGATTTTACTTCGCCATGATGATTAGTTTGAATAAATTATAGGATTACTATTGCTATAACAACAACAGCTGCTGCCCCAATAACCCATTTTTTGTGATCGGTCCAGATATGGTTAGCCTGGGCGATAACATTTTTAATAATTTCCATAGTAAGTATCCTCCTATTTTATCTCTCCCCAGTTATTACCAGATTCATAGTCTACCTTATTTGGAACCTGTAATGCAACAGCTTCTTCCATAATCTTAACTATTTCCTCCGCTTTTTCATTCGAATTCACTGAAATATCTACTTCATCATGAATTTGAATGTGTGGTATTATACCATTTTCATACAAAGCTACCATACTTTTTTTCGTCATATCTGCAGCAGATCCTTGTATTAATTTATTTAAAGCTTTGTACGTAAATGCACGTTTTAAAGGCTCATCATATTCTTTTCTTGCCTGTTCTAAAGGCAACGGTTTAAAGACTCCAAATTGAACTGGCTGCCATAGATCAAAATGACATGCTCTACCACCTAAAGTTCTAATTTTTCCTCTATCATTTGCTTTACGCGATACATTATCCATTAGCTGTTTTACAAAAGGAGCTTTAGCGTGGTATTGTTTAATTAATTTTTCAGCAGATTCTTTCATTAGTCCTAGCTCTGCCATCAATTTATTTTTACCCATTCCATACATAAGACCTAAATTAATCGTCTTAGCTTGCTTCCGTTCTATGCCTGCCATATCAGCCACGACCTGGTGGAAATCCGCGTCTCCGGCCTTGTATGCGTCTACAATTTCTTGAACTCCAGGCAAATTTTGCAGTTTTGCGTAATGTACTAAAATTCTAGGTTCCTGTTGTGAGTAGTCAAATGACCCCCAGGTACATTTTTCTTCAGGAATAAAAATAGATCTTATCATTGGACCTAACTCAGGATGTCTTGCAGGAATCTGTTGTAAGTTTGGATTACTCATTGAGAATCTTCCTGTCACTGTTCCACCTTGGTCCGATCTAATTTGATTTATATCTGCATGAATTCTTCCATTGTGTGAATGTTTAGTTATTGAATCTATAAAAGTTGTGTGAGCTTTATTTATTTCTCTAGCATCAGCAATACATCTAGCTAATTCATGTGGATGATTTTGTAAAAAGTTTTTTGTAAAACTAGGTTCATTTGATTTTGCTGTTCTATCGTATGGAAGTTTTAATTTATCAAATGCTTTTGCAATTGACCGTGCTGCCATAATTTCTACATCAACATCAGTTAAGTCTTTTATTCTTTTAAGAATTTTGTTTTCTCTTTCTATTAAATTATTTTTAATAATTTGTGCTTTGTCTAAATCAACTCTTACACCTTTGAATCTCATATCAATTAAACAAGGAAATAATTTTGTTTCTAATTTAAATACATCCATTAATTCTTCGTCATGCATTTTTCTATGAAGAGTTTGCCAAAGTTTTAATGTAGATTCCGCATCTCTTTCTGCGTATTGACCTACAAACATCGGAGGTAATCTCCATAAATCTTTTTTAGGATCTACTCCATATTCTTTTGCAGCTTCATTAAGAATTTTTTCATCTTTACCTAAACCTACATAGTGTTTAGCTAAAATATCTAATCGATAAGATAATCTATTCTCATCAATTAAACTGGCTGCTATCATTGTATCAACAATTTTTCCTTTAATTTCAACACCTGCAGCTCTTAACCAACACACATCATACATCGCATTATGAAAAATAAAGGTAGTGTATTCTTGCTTAAATAAATCTTTCAGCCAATCTATTACTAATGTCCTATCCATATTACCACCCTGTTCATGTTGAATAGGATAATATCCACACCAACCTTCTACAGCAACAGCAACGCCTGCAATATGACCTTTACCTATAACATTTCCTGATCCTAATTCTTTTAAATGTGGATCATATGTTTCTAAATCTATTGCAATTTCTTTAGCTCCCTTTAAATTTTTTAATTCTTCAGGCATTACCCATTCAGTTTCTGGTGTAAATAAAGGTTGTTGAATCGTTCTCACTTGTCTCTCCTCAATATTCCCCAATAGTTAGTTTTAATTTTTTCTTTTTCAGCAGGACTAGGGTAATCCCGTTCAATAATCATCTCTAGAAAGTGAATTGCTTTTAACACATCCTCTTTTTTTCCTTTAAAGCGATGACGACATATGTACTTTATAGCGCAGCCTTCCGGAAAAAGCAACTCATTCTCAACTACAAATTTACTTGGTTGAATTTTAAATTTTTGATAATGTGATCCTCCGATTTGTTTATCCCACACACTCATAATATATAAGCCCTATCAAAATTTTTAGGATCTAATACGTGCAATTCACGCTTCGCTCTCGTCGCACCGGTATAAAATAATCGATGTAATTCATCCGGATCATGACTAAAAGTTTCTAACGCTGCATTGGTTAAATCCTGCATTAATAGAACTTTATCTGCTTCACCTCCCTTCGCACCGTGTATTGTTGACATTATTATTCTTGGATTTTTATTTATCTTTTCTCCATTCGCTCTCATATTTCTTATATAGGTCTCAGTGATTGGATCAAGTCCTTCAAATGCCTCAAACCATACCTTATCGGTCAATAAACCGTGATTTTCCTTGCATTTTTGAAGGGTATATTTTTCTTCAGAATGTAATGTTTTACCTTTTTTAAACCCAGGTAATACATTTGATCCTAAATATTCATAAATATTTTTAATTTCTAAATGATTTAAATGTGCATCCTTACGCCAGGCTTCCCAATTATTTAAAGCTAATAATAATTTTAAAGGTACAGAATTTATTCCTCGGTATTGATAATACCATCCTTGAATTTCACATAAATCTTTAGCATCTTCTAAAAAATGATTAGCAGAAGAAAGTATTAACCAATTTCCTTCCGACATATTGACCTGCGTAATATCCGAATATCTTTTTAAAATTCCTATTTCATCTCTAGGTTTATAAGATTTATCAAATCTGTTTTGAATTTTATTAATAATTTTTTGAGAAAGTTCGTGTATAGGTCCACCAGGTATTCGATAGGATTGATCTAAAGTTTTAATATCATCTACTTCTTCTTTTAGTGCAATAAAATGATCTACATCTGCGCCTGCCCATTTAAAAATAGCTTGATCGTCATCACCAGCGATGTAAGTTTTATTTGCGTTTTCCCAAATCTTTCTTACCATATCCCATTGTAATAAAGATAAGTCTTGTGCTTCGTCAATAAATAATACTTCAAATTTTTTAGTTGTTTCTTTTTCTAAAAAATCTTCTAATAAATCTGTAAAGTCTTTCAATCCTTTTTCTTTTTTAAATTTTTCTAATTCTTCTGCTAATAAAAATAAAGTGTTTCTTTCTATATCTAAAATGTTTTGCCTTGAATCATAATACTCCAATAAATCCATTCGTTTAACTCTAGCTGTATTAATAATAGTTAGGTATTCGTTATCAGAATTAAATGTTCCATCATCGGTAGAAAACTTAGCTGTCTTAATTGGAATACCACATTTAATACCAAACTCTTTATATTCTGGTTGGCCCATCATTTTTTCTTTAGTAACTCCCAATTGATTAAAAGCATAAGAATGTAAAGTTCTAAAAAAAGTTAAATCATTTTCTATATCTAATCCAAATTTATCTGCAGCTCTAGTGGCTGCTTCTGTTGCTGCTTTCTTTGTGAAAGAAAAGTATCCAATTTGTTTAGGTCTTACTCCATCTTTAATAAATTCATCTACTAAATTTAATAAAGTAGTAGTCTTACCTGTCCCCGGTGGTCCTAGTATTATTGTCTTCATGTGCTTGTTTAATTAATCGTTTAATATAATATTCATGTCTTCTCGCTTTAACTTCAGGTCTTTGATAGTAAGCTTTATCCCAGGCTCTACCTTTAGGACTTTTTCTCCATCTTTTTCTAGCTCTCTTTCTAGCTTCTTCAGACCAAGGGTTTATCAAAAATCCTCCTCTTGATATTTAGTTGCAGAAACACTTGCTTCAATTTTTTTCATTGCTTTAATTTTAATTAATCTTGGTTGTTGATTCTTAACTCGGACTCTTTCCTCTTCTACAAATATATCTTCTAATCGTTTTAATAAATTTCCAGTTTTAACTTTATCCATTTCCCAATGGTTTCGTTTACAGAAATTATAAAAGTCTTCCATTCTAAAATAAGTGTAATCTCTGTTGTCATCTGTGTATGGAAGTTTATTAAATATATCATCCATTGTTCGTGCTGATTGTCTATTTGTTGTCCAATCTTGTAATAAAGAAG